GCCGGGGTGACTGTAACGGTCGGGGTCGTCGCGGTTACTGTGTATGATGTAGTTCCATTCGCAAAGATTGGGGTTAATGCTCCCGCCGTGCTTGTCAAACCTGAAAGGCCGGATGAAGTAGTAACATTAAGTGTTGGTGCTCCGGTTATCTTGACTGTGCCATCAAAAGGAGTAGCATCCTCCGTCTTGGCGTCAGTTTTAAATCCTGTTACGATTCCGTTGAAATTCCAACTCGCGCCAAATGGGAAAACAATAGAGAAGGTCGTTACAGCTCCACTGTTCAGCAAACTCCATAATTGCATCTGACCGAGTGTATCGTCTGGTCGAAAAAATCCAGTAAGCGCAAGGTCTGAAACCTCTTTAAAACCTGATATAAATTCCTTGTACAATGCGGCGCTGCCAAGGTTCGTAACGTCGATGGTGTTAGCTTTTATGTCAAGACCTTGTATATCTGTCAAACTGGCGACATTGTTTACGCCAGCTATTTGCAAGTAGGTGCCATAAGAAAGGTTTGGCATGTTTTAAGGACTCCTTAATAATAAATTTTGAATTCTAGGGTTGTCTTTTGCTCCAAAACATCAGGCTCAAAGCCATCCATTCCGTTTTCTACCTTTACCCATTTGACAGGATACCCGCACATGTCACCGCTGAAGCCCATAAACGCAATCCGCAGCGTATCAAAATATCCTTTGGCTTCCTTGTACGTTTCGGCGTATATGTCGAGTTGGAGTGTTTCGCTAAACAGAGTGTCGGTGGTCAAAGTGGTATTCATTGAACTCCCGGTACAATTGTAGACTCCGTATGGCAGCGGTGTTTTCTGAGGCGCTTCGGTTGGGTAGATGCTTCCGACTAAGTTTGGCACGAAAGCACAAACTTGCGCGTAGAAATACTTTTCAACCATATTACAACTTCCCCAATGCGTCATAAAATTTTTGAAGAACCGTACTCATAATTTTGCTGCGATTATTATCCACCGCTGGACGAAGGTAAGGGTGCGGTGCGACAGTTCCACCAGATGCGGTCTTGTGACCAAATTCCACGCACATCCCATAATTAACACCATCTGGGTTTTTCTTGGACTTGTAGCGCGGTCCTATCTGATAGGCGGCTTTTTTCTTAGGATTTTTCGACTTCTCTTTTCGAAGTATGTCAATGGAATTTTTAAGATCACCCGTATCCACCGGCACTCTATTCTTGGCATCTGCCTTGACGATGTTCGCACCTGCCAGCGCTGCTTCATCAAGAACCTGTTCGCTTATGAGGTCAATGTTTTTAAATAACAATGCCACCTCGTCAGAACCGAGAATGTCAACTTTGAGGCCCTTGATTTTTTCACTCATGGATTCAGCTCCTTGCACATTAGCTGTAGGGTTCGGTGCATTTCCTTTATATCAATAACGGTCAAAATTTCAAATATCCGTGTACCATATATCACTTGCATGCTTCGGTTGATGCCATCAATGTAATCAATCTCTATTTTAGTTGTGGTTTTCGATTGCACTTCCTCGGATTGGAAATATTCCTTACCGAAAATAGGTGAAATCGAAGCCCACACATTTTGCACCACAATCTGAGTCGCTGCCGGGTCAGGTTCACCATATTCATTCTGCTTTGTTGGGTCAGAGGGTGGAATTTGGGTAATGGTGACTTTTTTATCACGGTCTACTCTCATTGGTCACCCCAATCTGCCGCTATATTTTCCATAAACGTGTCAGGCGTGTCGTCTGGCGTCGGGGTATAGTCGGTGTAATCAGCTGATAGCGTGAGCGACGCTTTTAAAAGGTCATAGCTACTCTGAAAACGTGGGGCTTCTTGGTTATCCCAGCCATAGTTTGCTTTGGCAAATAGAACAATGGCACGCTTGATGAGTGGATCGGTCGTGTTCTGCGCCGCTGTCTGATCTACACCGGCGAGAGTAAGATCGGACTGTGCAGCTGATATGAGATCGCTGATTTCTGTATCTTTGCTTGTATCACTAACGCGTAGTGCGTCTTTCACATCATCAAGCAGTGACATTTTTCATAATCCTCCCTGTACTACTTTTATTAGGTCAGGCTGCGGGTAAGCTTTATAAATGCTTCGGAAAGTGCGGGTTTTCCATCTGCGACTGCAAGGCCGCGATATGTAAGCATGCCGCTTGTGAATGCTGCTTCTCTTGAAACATCAATCTGCGGAGCTTTGGTAAAGTTCATATAGTAATAATCGAAACAGCCAAACAGAAAGGTGTCGACGGGGCAATAATCATTGACGATGTATGGATTGCCAAGAATTTTACCGGGAAAACTGCCTGCTGGGTCGGCGTTGAATAACGGGCGACCATAGCCGTCTTTGATGAGCATGACGGCGGCTTCGGCTTGACCATTGAATACCCACACGCCATTGTTACGGTACATAGTACCAAGCAGCGCACGAGCACCTACGAAGTCGTTGTATCCGATACCGTTTGTTTTAGAATAGGTGTTGCTGTTGGTTACATCCCATGTGACACCCGTGAGAATACCGGTAGCCTGTCCTGCTCCTGTGCCATTTAAAATGGAGTTTTCTATGGCGATGGACATCTGGCGACCAAGTTGATCTGCGATGTATTCCTCAAATGCATCAATGGTCATTGCATCGGCTGCTGCTGAAATTTGGACTAGCTTAATCAGTTCAAAACCGGTGAGGTTTATAGAAGTTACGGTATCATCCGCTACTGTACCTGCCACGCCTTCGGGTTTCCACGTCGCGGAATTCAAAGCGTTTGCAACTACAAGCGTCAGGTTGCTTGGAACATATGAAACCTTAACAAGCGGAAAAAGAACGGAAAACTGGCGAAGCTTTTGGATAACGAGGTCAAGGGTAGTGGTCGGAACTGCTGCTCCTGCCGAGCCTGTGCCTGTAGTCAGCGCCCTTTGTTCGATTTCATTAAGCGTTTTGCCTTGCAATCTTTTAAGGTAGGCACTGCGATACTCCGGTGCGCTTGCTACGGATTCACGGTCAAAGTCAAACATAGTGGCAGTAGCGGGTTTTGCAATGGTGCGGCTCTCAATGGTGCCACTTGAAATGCCAGCCGCTATCTGCTGCCGCTTTTCAATCTTGTCTTTTTCGGTCTTGAGGCTTTTAACCTCAATATCGAGTGCGTCAAGGTCGGCATCGTCATTTTCTATCTCGCCCTCAATGACACCCAGTCGGAGTTCAATTTCCTGTAATCTCTTATTCATGCTGTTAATTCCTCCCTATTTTTAGTAGTGTTCTAATTTTCTGCTGTTTCCTCTGACGCGCTTCAGTCCTATCCAGTTCCTTATGCTCATTCTCGCTCTCCAGCTCAAAAAAGCTCCGCGCGCTGATTGATGTTGTATCATAAGCGGGGAAATCGACTGCGCTAACATCATATAATTTGTCGATATCTTGAATGGTGCGAGTATGCGCCTTTTTGTCATACTCGTCCTTTCGAACAGTGAAAGCAAAGGACATCTTATCAACATCACCGCGTTTAATTAATTCGTAAAGGTCGCGCCCATCACTTGTATCAGCGAGCTGCGCACGAATTTTTAAACCATTTTCATCTCTGATGAGCTGCAGGGTCTTATTGCGGGTGCGAGCCATAATCATAAAACTGTCGGAATGGTTGTATTTCATCGGCACATCGCTCATGTCGGTTTTAGCGAGCGCAGAACTGTCGATGATTTCGCGATATTCTGTATCACCAACCATAAATTTGGCGGGTTCATTAAACCGAACGGCGTAGCCTTCTACAATACGAGTGTCAGTTTCCGGCTCCATTACTGCCCTGACTTCCATATCCCGCCGCTGGATTTTCAGTTCCATTTTGCCCATTGCTATCATCCTCTCCTACCTGATATTTGTTTGCTTTGCTGGCGTCAACCACATTGAGCGTCTGCATTCTTTTCGAACCTTCGCCGTTTGGCAGAGGGGATAAATCAAAAACCTCACGCAACTCATCAATGGTGAACATGCCAAGCGGGCCAAGATTTTGCGCCAGCGATATCTTGGTTTTCGCGCTGGCATACTGGAGACGGTTTGCTTCAAATACTATTTCATTGCCAAAACCTAGTTCCTTGTCGCTGAAGACTTTGGTCGTGAATTCGAGACTCATCTGAATTGCTAGTGGTTCGATTACAGATTCATAAAAGGCATTCCATTGATCTTCATTGTAATTGCTGGTGACAATTGCTTCGGAAATATTGAAATAGCGGTACACCTGATCACGAACAAGACCCATTGTCTTGTCATCTATAATCTTCGGGTCACCTTTAAGTTCCGTATAATCAGCCTTTGCATCAAGTGCCGCGACGCCGCCGTTGTTGGTAATGTCCATATAGTCAGTTATAAAATCATCGCGCTGCTTCTTTATATCTTCTGGCTTCATCATGTTTTGGGTGAATTTTAGAAGACCGCGCAGGTATGCTGAACTTTTTACTGCGTTGATGATACCTGAATTCATAGTTGTAATCACTTGCAAAATGGGTGTAAGTGCCGTGTTATGCGTTTCACCGTACATGTCGTTCTTATAATAAAAGCGGCGCAAATGAATAATATCACTATAAGGAACCACAACTGTTTTCCCATTCATAAAGTAAAACTTCGCATACACAGTCCCATCATCGCCGACCGCTTCAAGTAAATCGACAGCAATACTGTTGAGTGGATAAAATCCGATTGGCTTTCCGGTGATCTCGTCGGGCATGACGTACACGAAAGCGTTGTTTGTCAGGTAAAGTTGGGTAATTGTCTTATAAATAAAGTCGTAGGTGTTCATATACTGATTTGGTCTGAACTGAAGCAGCCACTCAAGCTGTGAATCGGTGTTCGAGATTGCCCCAGATACTCGCCGGATGTGTCTGGGCTTGAGCTTTGCGGTGTTGCTGGCGATGGCATGAACCGCCGAGCGAACTATGTCATTATCATAAGGCTCGCCCGAATAGCTCATGAAGTAGGGGGTATAAGCATTAAGCATTTTGAGCTGAGTGGTTTGCGCTGGAGTTTTAGGTCTGTCTCCAAATAGGGCTTCAAACAATCCGCGTCTTTCTTTTTTTGCCATAATTCTTTTCACCACACTTTACATCATTGCCTTGTAATCAGCCATCTTCTCAAAAAGAGCGCAATATGCAATCAACAAACTTACAGAACCATCAATGCGCAGACGATTGTTCCTGCCTTTTATCGGTCGAATATTATCGTTGTTTTCGCGCAGGATACTTGTGTTTGTAAGACACCATTTCAAAATTGGGTTATTGTTGTAGTTTATATTGTGGGCTTTGAGGTCGGCTTCAAGTTCTTTCATAGGTTGAGAAAGCGTTCTGATGCCTTGCCTGCACTCGACCATTTCAAATCCAGTATCCATCATTTCCTGTACCCAGTACCGCGAGTTCCAAGGGTCATAATAATTCCAGAGTGGACGGATTCCGTATTTGCTGAACATCTCAACGTACCATGCTGTGACATCTGAGTAATTGACTTTGTTTCCACTGCATAACCGTAAAAGACCACGCTCATGCCATTTGTCATATGGAATCTTGTCCTCTTTCACTCGCTGCTCCAAGAGTTCTTCCGGCAGGAAATACATTTGAAGCAGATATTTGCGGTCACTTCCAGATTTCATAATGAGAAGGCTTGCACATGATAAATCTGTTGTGGCTTATAAATCGGCACCACTGACAGCATAACAATTGCGTAGTTCTTCAAGGTCGTATGTAGTCTCATTGTTCACATCGTCAAAGGTGAGCCACATCCCGGCGACCGTATCACGGATATTGAAGTCTTTACACAGAATACCGGAAAGATCAGAAGGGCTGTTTTTTGCTCGCTCCACCTTGGCGGTTAAATCTTCAAGTTTTTTGATGGTGCCGAGCGCGGGATTTGCCTTTCCCCATATCTTCCAATCGGTCCATTCGCTACGGTCGTCCAACTCGTATAATATAGGAAGAAACTGATCATCTTGGACGAGACCGTCAGCAATTTTTACAGCATAGGAATACATATCATAATAAATACACTCGCGTACTGTACCACTTGTGGTAATCATAACTAGGAGAGGCTGACGTCTAGCACTCATACTTTGCTTCATAACTTCATATAAATTTCTGTCCTTGATTGCGTGGAGTTCATCAATTATGACACAGTGGCTGTTTAATCCGTCAAGGCTGTTACTATCGGAGGCGAGCGCTTCCATTTTTGAGAATGTTAAAGGAAAATATATATCATTTTTGCGTTTTTTCAAATGCTTGCTAAGAGCAGGGGATTGCCGCACCATGTTGACGGCTTCATTAAACACTATTCTGGCTTGATCTTTTTTGGTTGCCACGCTGTAAATCTCCGCACCACCCTCGCCATCTGCCACAAGCATATACAACGCAATTGCCGAGAGCATGGTACTCTTGCCGTTCTTTCGGGCTATAAGGAACAACGTTTCACGAAATTGCCGCAGGCCAGTCTTTTTATGTACCACACCAAACAGCGCCGCGATAAATGCTTTTTGGAACATACCGAGCGTTATTTTTTGACCTATCCATTCACCCTTACTTTGCTTGCAGAAGGCTTCTATGAAATTAACTGCTAAGTCAGCTTTGGCATCATTGTATTTCCACTGACCTTTAGAGTTTTTTATTTCACCGCACAGCCGGGCGTAAACTTTTTTCACGCGGGCAGATGTCACCACTTTGCCTGATTGAATTTCTGTATTGTATTTTGTTATCCAGTTCATTTGCCTGTCGTCGCTTTCAAAAACAAATATAATTCGTCCTGCGACTGACCGACGCTAGTTTCTTTCACAGCCAGTCGCAGTCTTGCGTTGGGCGTCAGGCCACACTCAATCGCCATTTTGTGGTAAAGCTCGCCGTAACGGAGTGCATCCTTGACGGCTGGGTTGTTTTCGATGGTCTTGTCACCAAAGCGGTTTTCCATTGACGCTGAACTACTTAGCATCTTCAAGGCCGAAAAAGAAAGACACGACCGGGCAAAATGCCTTTTCATCTTTCCGACACCGTTGGATGCGATGATTAAACCCGATAATTTCTCTCGCACCTATCAGAAGTTTTTTCATCATCTCAATACATGGCGCGAGACAAACGAAAAAACTCCGGTCCGATTATTGACAACTCATGAATGCCGCCATACTTTTGCATCCTTACTCTTGCGCGGTGGTGTTGACTTTCGACTCAGGCAAGCTTTGCTCGGTCACGCCGACGAGGACATGACAAACAATTATACTCATATCGACTTGAATTTACTGAAACACGCAATGGAAAATATCAGATGAAAACAAGCCACATTTGGATAATAATCCGCTGAATTAGCAAGCCATAACAAGCAAAAAACCACGCCATCTCAATCGAGTTAGCGTGGTTTTTCTTTGTCATGCAGAATGGAATATATTTGATAATGAAGCTGGTTGGCTTGAGATTGGCTTGAGGCCTGTTTTTAGACCCAACAACTGTAAATATAGCAAAATAGCAAAAGGCTCACAAACGGCTAACCTTAGCCATTTGTGAGCCTTTATTTATGGTCCGAGTGACAGGAGTCGAACCTGCGGCCTCTTGAACCCCATGCGTAACAAGAATGGCTAACCTATGTCACAAACCGCACAGGTCAGCCATTCGTGTTTCTTTCAGTTGCCTTTAGCTAATTCTCAAATAGCCTTTTAGAATTTTTCATAAATGTCATATTCTTACATTAGATTGGTAACTTTGAAGTCATGACCACCACTTCAAGCGGTGGTTTGAAATTAGCCCTATAAGTGCTGAATACTTGCACGCCTAAAAGGCGGGTATCACAAGCCAATTGCCGGCTGCCTTTAAAAGAGGCTCTATCTCCTTGTGTCTTCCACTTTTGATTCTTCTTGCTGCTCTTGGATATAGCGTTTTATCGCTTATTCCGTAATATTGCCAACTGCTACAACATAGTATCCTCGTGCCCAAAATTCTCTATTCCACTTGTTCGCCATTTCGGGGTGCTTGTCATGTATCATTAATGCCGATTTCCCTTTTAAATATCCCATGAAATCTGATATACATAATTTCGGTGGGATACTTACATACAAGTGTACATGATCTGAGCATATTGCTCCTTCAATAATTTCTACCTTTTTATAATTGCATAGTACCTTGATTATCTCGCGTATATCAGCTTTTACCTGACCGTACATTACTTTCTTTCGATATTTCGGTATAAACACAATGTGATATTGGCATTTCCATCTGGTATGTGATAAACTAGACTCGTCCATGTGACAGCCTCCTATGATTTTGACTTTGGCTTGCAACACCTCTGTCATACTATCATAGGAGGCGCTTTCTGTCATCACGCCCGCTACCGCTTATTCCATTCTCCCCAGCATAGCTGTGGGACTAAGTTGTCCATTTATGCGTCATGCGCGTCAATTGATATGGAAATTCCTTAGTATTAGTCTGCCGATAGCGTTATCATTCTGATGAGGAACTGAATAGAGCAGTCAATGATTTTAAATATTTCTGGTATCAGCATGTGAGACCACATTTGTTTAAGGGAAAATTTTACACCTTATTAAGCTAGGTATAAAATCTGAAATTATTAGGTCAAGGTGTTACAAAATCGCTTGACTACAACAACTTGAGCCGATATCTTTCTTGCTAATGAGCCTGCCCAAAGCATCATAGGTCATTGTAGAAGTATTCTGCCCATTTGAAGAACTCTCGGTTACAACGTTAACATCTGCGTCATAGTGTTTAAGTGGTACGTGCTGTATTTCCACCCTCTGTGCCATCACAATAGATGTTATATTGCGTGAAACCTACGTCATATGTTGATTCCTTCCATTATAGAGTTGCCGTTGTGTCAGTATTATAGGAGCAAACTAAATTTGTCGGCGCAGTTGGTGGGGGTTATATCGGGCGGATTCGCTGTCGTCACACTGACAGCATTACTTGTGTCTGATACATTTCCCGCAGCATCTTTCGCTTTGATTGTATATGAAAAAGTGATACTTGCTGTTAAGTTGCTATCGGTATACAATGACCCGAATATCGGCAGGTTTATTATGTATATCTAAGTAAAGAACAAAATTATTGCTTTGATATATATAGTTATATTTACTGTAAGAGCAAATCTTAAATTATTCTTTGAGAATATTTTTCTTGAATTGGTAACTGAAATAGTGAAGTAAGCAAAAAACAAGAAAATAAAAAGTACGAGAAAAACAAATAAGACCGCTAATCCAATGTCGGCGAAAGCAAAATTTACATTAAAAGATAATTTTAATAGTACTCTTTGCTCATCAAAAGTAGATAACAGGCTGCCGTCGGCATACGGTTTGGTAACTTGATTTAGCCACAATGCGGGGACGGCCGACAATAAAGATAGTGCGCATAATATAGAAA